AGACGGCATATACCAACGTCACGAATGTTTTTAAGAATATCGGATCATGGTTCAAAACGAACGTCATTGACAAGATCAAGAGTGTTTTTGATGGGTTCAGTCTGGCGGACGCCGGGAAAAAGATCATGGACGGGTTCGTGTCGGCGATAAAGTCGATCCATATTCCGAAACTGTCTATCGAATGGGGATCCGCTGAAAAGACGATCGCCGGAATTACGATAAAGGTTCCGGTTCCACATATTTCATGGAACGCGATCGGCGGAATCATGCGGAACCCGACAATTTTCGGAATGTTGGGCGGCAAGCTGCAGGGCGGCGGAGAAGCCGGGGACGAAGCGATCCTGCCGCTTGATATCTTTTATAAGCGGACGGAAAAATATATCGACGACGCGATCGCGCGGGCGACGGCAGCAGTCAAGGGAGCGAACGACGGCAGCAGGAACGGCGGCGATTTCATCCAGAATATAAAGATCGAAAGTCCGGATCCGTTGTCGCCGTATGAGGTAGCAAGGCAGACACGGAACCAGACGCGGAATCTGGTTTTACAGTTACAAGGGGGCGGGCGTTGATATGTCAAAAAAGATCGTGTGTAAAAATGAGGATAACGTCGAAATCGAATTCAGTTATGAGGATGACGCGGAATTTTTTCTAATATCCTGCGACGGAATTTATTCAGTATCAAATAACGTCGTGACGTCCGAAAACACGATGACGGACGGTTCAACGTATCAGGGCAGCACGACAAAACAAAGGAATATCGTTATCACGGCGGAATTTGATTCTGACTATCAGTCCCGCCGGGATTTCCTTTATAAGATATTCAAACCGAAGTCGCCGGGGACGTTCTACTATACGGAGAACGCGGAGCAACGGGAAATAGAATATCGCGTCGAGGGGATCGAGATCGACGAAGCGGGCGTATGCCGGAACGCGGTTATTTCGCTGATCTGTCCGGATCCGTTTTTCAAAGATCCCGCCGATACAACGGTCACTATGGCGGGGTGGGAACCGTGTTTCGAGTTCGTCCACGAATTCACGTCCGAACTGGAAGAATTCGGCGTCCGGATCGCGGAACTTGTGAAAACCGTCGAAAATGATTCTGCGGCGGATTATATCGGGATTGAAGTCATCATGGAAGCGTTGGGAGCGGTCAGGAATCCCGTTTTATACCATATGCAGCAGGATATTCATATCCAGATCGGGACAGACGACTATCCGTTCGACATGGAGCCGGGGGACGTGGTAAGGATCACAACCGGGACGAACGAAAAGAACGTCTATCTGATAAAGGGCGGCGAGGAAACAAAAATAAACGAATATCTGGACGAAGAAAGCGAGTTCATCCAGTTAGTACACGGATCCAACACGTTCATATATGACGCCGCGTCCGGCGTCGATTATCTGAACGTGACGATCAAATATCGGTTCCGTTATTTAGGCGTATAGGAGCGCGGGGAAATGGAAGTCAGGATATACAATCGGGATTTATACCGGGAGGGGCAGATCGAGAATCAAACGTCCCTGATCTGGACGCGGAAATTCTACGAACCGGGGACGTTTGAACTTCACGCCCCGATCACGGACGAAAATCTGTCGTTATTGCAGCCGGGGAACATCGTCGGGAAAAAGGGATCAGACGAAGCCGGGATTGTCGAGGATATCGAAAAAGAGGAAAGCGACATAAAGAACGAGATCACGGCAAAGGGGCGGTTTCTGTCGTCATACATGGATCGCCGCCTGATAAAAAAGACCGTGAATTTTTCGGGATATATCGAAGTCGCTATGCGTCAACTTTATTCCGGCGCGGTTCCGCTGCCGCTTGTGGAATTGGGAGCCTTAAACGGATTCACAGACCGGGCGGAATTTCAGGTCACAATGAAAAATCTTCTGACGTATGAAAGCAAATTATCACGGGCGGGCGCGATCGGATTTCGGTTCCGCCCGGATTTCAAGCACAGGAAAATTATATTTGAAACGTACAAGGGGAAAGACCGGACGTTCAGTCAGCACGAAAATAACCGCGTCGTATTCAGTGAAGATTATAATAACCTGAATAACGCGATCTATCGGTACAATAACCAGAACCTGCGGACGTTCGCGATCGTGGGCGGGCAGGGGGAGGGGGAAGCCCGCACCTACTACGAATTAGGCGGCGGATCCGGGTATGATTTACGCGAAATATTCGTTGACGCGAAAGACATAAACCCGGAGGGGATGACGGCGGACGCATACAAGGCGGCATTATTGCAGCGGGCGCAGGAATCCTTAAACGCCGCGATCGTGGCGGAAACACTGGAATGTGAAACGGATGCCGCGATCAATTTCACATATAAAACGGATTATGATTTAGGCGACATTGTAACAGTCAGGAAGAAAAAATGGAACCTATATATGAACCAGAGGATCACGGAATTATCCGAAGTCTACGAATACGGCGGAATGACCGTCGTTCCGACGTTCGGGGATCCGCTTCCTGAATCTATCAAATGGGACGAATAAAGAAAGGGGCTGAAACAATGGCAAAGGAACGAAGTTATGATTATTTTTGGAATTCGGAAAACGATCGGTATTATGACGCGGATTCTATGGCGGACTGGCTGCGCCCGTTTTTCTGTAATGGCGTTTTTAACGGTCAAATGCAAGTAACCGCGAACGACGATATGTCCGTCACGGTCGCCGCCGGGTATGGCTACATAAACGGGAAACACAGGCATTTCCTGCAGCCGACGACGCTTGATCTGGAAACGGCGTCCGGGACGCTGAACCGAATCGACGCCGTTATGATCCGCCGGAATGACACGGAACGCCGGATCTATCTAACGATAGTCAAGGGCGGGAACGCACAGACGCCGACGGCACCTGCGCCGACGCGGGACGGCGCGATCTATGATCTGAAACTGGCGGATATTTATATCGCCGCCGGAACGGTCCGCATTACACAAGCGGAAATTTCCGATACACGGATGAACGCCGCCGTGTGCGGATGGGTGGCGGCAACCGTGAAAGAAATTGATTTCACACAGATTCAGGCACAATTTGACGCGTATTTCGCGCAGTATAAGAAAAGCATATCCGACAGATATCAGGAATACTTCGCCGCGATCCAGTCGTTCCGGGAACAGGCGCAGGAAAATTACGACTTGATGATTCAGGCGTTTAACACATACGCCGATCAACAGAAGGCGGTATATGAAGCATGGATCGCCGATCAGGAATCCGGGTTCGAGGAATGGAGCAGCGGGCAGCAGGACGGCTTCGCCGCGTGGCGGCAGAATCAGGAACAGAGTTTCAATAACTGGTATCTGTCGAATACGGGACAATGGACTTCTGATTTTCTGGACTGGTTCAACGGGATAAAGGGAATCTTTTCGACGGATCCGGCGGGCGAAATTATCCTTTTGATTCAGGCACTATATAACATCATCTATTCGGGGCGCGTCCCGGCGGATCTTATCACGTCGGACGGCGACGAACTGATAACCGACGACGGCGATCAGTTGATCGCGTTCTGGACGATAAAGACGTCCGAAACGTGTCACTGTTAGCTTATAAAACAACCATGAAAGGAGTAAAAAAAGAAATGGCGCAGAAAATGTTTAAGGAATTGACGCCCGCCGTCAGTCTGGAAAAGACGGATATTTTCGCCGTGGAACAGACGGACGGCACAAAACAGGCGACATTCGGTCAGTTGTGCGAAGCGGTCAAGCTGCCGGAGGTCGCCGAACAGGTCGAGGAATTCCCGGAGTTAAAGCCGGACGACGATCTGAAAACAGTCGCCGGAAAGGTCAAGAAATGGCAGCAGGACGCGATTAAAAAGATCGAAACGTATATCCCGGCGAAAAGTATCATTCAGGAATTCCCGGAAGTATCAGATCCGGGGAAAGATGACGATCCCGTCGTCGTCGCGCTGAAAGCGCAGGTTATTTCCGGGCTTCTGGCGTACACAATGAACGAAAAATTGTTAAAGGTCGTCGCCGATCACGGGGAGTTATTGGCAGATTTCGCGATCCAGAAGCGGGAACAGATGGCTTCATACGGTTATTTCGGCGTCGAATGGGATATCAACGAATTGATGACGCTTGTTAAGGCGCAGAAATGGGATAAGTTCGCGATCGGCGATTACTGGATCGAGGAAAACACGGCGGGCGAAAAAATCCAGTTCGAGGTAACGGGAAAGAATTCCTATTTGCACTGCGGCGATACCGAACTGAATAAACCGCATATCGTCGCGTCCCCGCGTGACTGTCTGGAAACGTATTATAAATATAACGATACCAACGTCAACGCCGGGGGATATGCCGCGTCGAAAATGCCCGCGAATCTGGAACTGGAAGCGGCGAAGTTCAGTTCTAAATTGCAGGGGTATATGACGAATATTAAGAGGTTGGAAAACAATAAAGGAACGTGGGCGTGGGCGCAACGCCGGATCTTCCTGCCGGGGAATCCTGAACTGGTCGGGTTCCACGGTTGGGCGGATATGTACGACGGCGGCGCGTTCAATCAGCTTCCGTTATTCGCCGGGGGAAATGCGCACTTGTTAAAGGGAGCGGGATATAACAAGAAGAAAGCCGCCCGGATGTGGTACTGGACT